GCCGATATAAAGGCAAGTATGTCTTTTGTTTTTTCTGCCTCTGCCTCTAATTCGGCAACCCTTTTCTCAAGGTCTATCACTCTCAATCTGCTCATTTTGAATCCCCTTTATTTATTCCATCAATCGCTATAAATCCATCGAATCCGCACTCCTTAACGAATTTCTCAAACGGGCATTCCTCGGTATCATCCTCGGATTGCTCCTCAACGCCAAAAACATACTCCTCCAATATCGGCTTGATCATTTAACTGTACTCCAGTCGGTTGTCTTGTCCCTTTCCCTTACCGTAATTTTAAGCTTTACGCCGCCTTTGGGTCGCTTCTGGTAGGCTCTAGGAGTCACCACCTGCCGTTTCCACTTATAGCCACGGATGTACTTTAGCACATCTGCGTTATCGGTTTTCTTGTCAATCAAAGCCAACAACATAGGCATAGAATGCTGACCTATAAAGTCCAGAACTTTAGCCTTATGCTTGCAGAACTTAACCTCCTTGCCTCGCCTGTCTCTACAGCGTTTTAAGTTGATCTCGCTGATGAACTTCTGCGCCCTCTCATCGTCAACCTTTCCGCTACTGTCTACCAGATCGGGTCTGACCTCCTTAAAGAATCTAGACCAAAGTCCTCCCATCGGCATTCTAGGTGAACTACTTAGCCCCACCAGTAGAGAGTCCCATATCCACTGTATTTTAGCGCGCTCTGAGTCGTTCATTTGGGCATCTCCTTTTGCAATAGGTCTGGCATCATCGCATCATAAGCCTCTTGAATCTCATCCCTTAAAACAGGCTCTAGATACAGGTAGATGCGCTCTCTAGCCTCATCTGTAAAGTTAGCGGCATCTATAACGTCATCAAAACGCCCAAGCGCGGGAGAATAATAGCAGTCATCAATGTAATCTTGCTTGCTAAGATTATCGCCCTGAGCATTAATATAAGTCTCAGCCGCGAACTTGAACATACTCTGCCCGATACTTATCGGCATTGCTTGCGAGTCACTATTAAAGAGCATCTTTGTGGCGAGTTCTCCCTGCTCCCTACTAAAGCATGAAGGGTAGATGTCCTCAAGCCACGTTACCCTGTTTGATAGGTAGATAAATACAGCCTCGTCTTTAGCGTTATCGGGCATCTCAAGAATATCGCCCTGCCAATTCTTTGCGCCCCAATATTTATCGTTCCAGTTATCAACAAATTCATTAAACATGATATCCCCCTAGCAAGACACTGCGCCACGAACGCAGTCTTGATAATCCATAGTCGATACAATCGCATACATGATAAATAAAGCGATTGCCCCAAAAACTGCTATACGGTTTTCCGTTTTCTTGTCCATTTGATTCCCCTTTTATTGCCCCCCGTAGGGGGCGGTTAGATTAGAAAGTGTAGAAACCTGCATCACAAGCAATCCCTGCATACCCACCTGCACAATCATGTCTCTGGAACATTTCGTTCATGTCAAATGCACCGATGTATCGACCCATTGATTCAATGTATACGATTAGGTATCTAGCAGGGCGCGAGGTTAGGTAGTATTCCCCTATCTCAACCGACACCTGCTCCATGACTTTCTCGCATCGCTCGTAGGTTGCATAGCTCTTGCATGGATTCTTGGTTTCTGTAAGCCTATGTTCAACGCGACTGATTAGTGATTGTTGTATGTTCATGGCAAAGCCCCTTTGATTAATTGATTTGATGAACCCAGTATGGGGGCTTACTTGAGTAAAGTAAAGCGTTTATTTCACTTTAGTAAAAATAAATTATCAATACTCCCCAATTCTGTATTCTTCCTGTCGTATTTTTGCGGTGATTTCCTTCTGGAACTCTTTGACCTCCTGCCTGTCGAGTTTTGTAGCAGTTCTCCATGCTAGCTTTTCCATCGCCTTTACTCTGCGCTCTCCATACATGTCCACCATCCACGCTCTGTATTTAAGGACGTAGTGCGCTTGCTTCATCCCCCAACAGTTACAGTGAGGGCATTGGGGGTGAATGTTCTCCTCGTAAAGTTTGAGGATAGTCCGATTTCGGGGGATAAAATGACCCCCTTGCAGGTTCTTGTAGTGATCTGTTTTGCCGCAGGTGACGCATTGCGCGTATCCGTTATCATCTGATGCTTTTAGCCTAACGTAACGCTGTAACAGCTTAGCGGCATCCTCGATTTCTTTGGCTAGTGTCTTTTTCTTTCGCTTCGCCATCTATTCCTCCCAATTCGATACAAGCTCAATGGGCTGTGAGCCAACGCCCAGATCACACAGATCGCAAAGCCCGTAAGCCACGCCAGTATCATCAGTCCATAGGTCAAGACCTGCACTACAAATATCGCAAAATTCGCGCTTAACTTTAATGCGCTCTGCCTTCGATTCATCTCGTTCTTCTCCGTTGGGGAATTTAATAATCCTACTCATCTTTTATGCTCGGCACGACAGTCTTTCTGGAATGCTCGCCATCTTTCTCGTGGTAGGTGATAGCATGGCAAGCCCTCCATGATGTGTATCCTCCTCTAGCGGCATACGCATCGCTCCCTGCTAGGGTAGGGTGACGCTCCACGATAGCCCCGCCGCCCTCGCTCATATCCTGCTCGGCATGGTGGTAATGCCCCGTATGGATATAGCAGTATTTAGAAGCCCCCCACATCTCCCGATATCTTGGTTCAGCGGCGAATAGCTGTGGCAGTGCAGTATTTTTCTTTTTGTGCCCGTGATGGAAGCCTAGCATTATCTCGCCATGCAGGTATGCGTAGTACGGAAATTCCGTATCGTCCACCTCTAGCCGCTCATTATCTTGGTACACTTTCTTACACGCTTTTCTAAGCCATGCAGAACCAGACTCATCGTGATTTCCTTCACATACCAGTAGACGCACTCTCTTATGCTTTCTAAGCAGTATCTCGATACAGGACATGGTTACATCAAGTGCCATCTCGATGAGCTTACCGTAGCGCGTATCGGCATCTAGGACATGTTTAGAGGCAGGTGTTACAGCAACCAATCCATCCCAGTGCAGAAAGTCACCTTGCAAGTTGAGAATAGCCGTTTCGCTGTTGGGTGAACCTTCTGACATTCTGGTGATTGCGGCTAGTGCTTCTCGCTCCGCAATGCTCATGTCCCAATCATCACCTGTCTCAGCCTTCCATGCGTACATACCCAAGTGAAAGTCGGTCAGGGTGTATAGGGTGAGTAATTCTGCTTCATGCTCTGTGGAAGTGGGTATCAGGGGCGCAGGTTTCCATTCAAATCCCTCAATAGCGTCAATGATGGTTTCTAGCTTCACGCCCTTTTCGCGCTCTTGGATATGCCACTGTAGGGCAACCTCACCGTCTTGGTTGTAGGCTGTTGAAACTCGTTTGGTTTCAAATCCTGCGGCTGTCTGGTGGGTTAAATCTCGGTGGGGGGCAACACCTTGCGAGGCGGCTCTCTTTTCTAGTGTGCTTATCAGTCGGTAGACGTTTCGCCTGTCTATTCCGAGTTGCTTGGAAGCCTCCCTGACCCTATTGTTACAGGCTATAACTGCATCTACGATTTCGTTCTGTCTGGCTGTCGTTGCAAACTGCTTTAAAACTGATAGGTTTAAATTCAAAACATCCATCTCAACTCTCCTGTTTGATTTTCAATTTCCTATACTCAGATTCCTCTGGCACTGCCAGTATTACTTTGTTTTCCAGACCCCAATGATACACTTGATCCATGAAATGCACCATCTCTCCAACATCTAGGTCACTGCTGTGCTTTACTTGGTCTGGGATTATTTGTTTCCCAATCTTTACATCCTCTATTCCCAGAAACATTTTCTTCAAATACAGCTTCATAGCCTCTGGGCTTGCCTCTGGGGTGCGCTCTATAAATTTCTCTGATATTTGTTTGCACCACTTATGGAAAAGTTTGTTTTGGCTAATGCTCCGCGCATTTCTATACGGGGTGAGCTTGATGCAAAGAGGCTTTGCGTAGTCCCATTTCTCAATCCGCTCAATAAGAAAGGGCAACCGCTTCTCAATCTGATCCTTGCTGTCGATCTTCACGAACTCGCCCTGACTCATTACCATTTCCTCCCTAGCCATTTCTGTGATATCTCCATCACAGGATTTTCGAGGTTTTTATCCGCGCATCTGTTAGTTTTGTTTCGCCAACCTAAAGGTATGTTCTTCGTGTTAAGAGGCACTAATTCTTTATCTGTAAGTACAACCCTCAGACCTTTACCTGCTGTTGATTTTGTCTTTTCCATCCTAGCCACCCTGCCGACTAAGCATCGGTAGGACAGCCCTGTTATGTACGCCATCTCCTTGTATGTGTACACATTACCATACACCAGTGAGGACTGTTTCTCACCCCTGTATTCCAGTTCGGTTACTCTAGGCACTTTTTCTCTCCCCGTCCCAATAAAATCCGTATTTTACTAGAAAGTAATTAATTGCGGCTGTCTTTGCTTCAATATTCGCAATAAAACTTACATCAGCTAAGGAATCTTCAACAGACCTTTTTCTGAGGCTGTCTGTTCTAGCCTTAGCCATTGGTGATCCTCCTTTGTCTTGTGCGCGTGTAAGCCAAGAGTTTATAAACCTCTTAATACCCTTACTGGTTTTGCGTCTGGTCGGGTTAGCGTCAAGCCACGATTCCATAGCTCGCAATTCTTGATGCACATCAACCGCTTTAAAAGTCTGTTGCCACCCGATAACATCCTTGTCATCTGGCGTGTACGTTTCTCCAGTGTTAAGTTTCATCTAGATCACCATATCTGGGGTGAATTGACGCTCCCCGATAGGGGGCATTACTGCGCTCTTTTGTACGCACGTTCTGAAGAATCCCTCATGCTCTGGGTATTTCCGCATAAACCATCTACCGTAGAAAGGACAATGGGCGTTGGCTATTTTAAATTCATTCCTACCATCTCCTCCTGCCCCAGTGTCCCAACGTATTCTCTGAATGATCGCAACAGAGGAGAAGTGCTTATAGCCTCGCTTAATACGATCAAAAGCAAACTCCTCGAATTTCTCCCAAACTTCTGGGTGTTCTTCATTAAACTTCTCAGCCTGTTCTTGCAGTTCATCTAGTCTTGTTTTCATCTTCTTCTCCTATGGCTCGGTAAACCTCGCCTGTTAATCAATGATAATGTTTACTTTAGTGTATAAAAATCAACATTCATATAGACACATTTAACCCTTTTACTACGCTGTAGCAAAATACTGTACTGAGGGCAAAGCGACTCAGCGGTTGATTCGTAATCGTATCGGATATCCAACCTATCCATTGATAACAACCGAGCTATCAATAGGGCTATGTCTGGAGGGTCAACCACGCTCTGACGTTTTATTTAAGGTGTTCGTCAGCCTCTAGCCCGATTACTGGGCGAGGAGAAAGAAGGGGGGGTTGTCGTTATAAGACACTATAAGACACTATAAGACACTTAACCCTGTGTTACACTACCACTTCTTAATCTTCGCACGTTAAGTAAAGCTCATTTAAGAGCAGAAGTAAAGCCCCTACCCTGTAGGGGTTTTCTTTTTACCCTTGCAGAAAGTCCTCCACTCCATACTTCAGTGCATCACATACCCTTAGCAGGGTGTCCAATCTGCAATTCTCTTTATTGCGCCAGATGTTAATCTGCTGTCTGTGTACGCCCAAAATCTTGGCTAAGTTAGAGCTAGAAACGCCCTTGCTAGACTGCGCGGCTCTCAGGCATTTTCCAAAGTCAACTGTTCGCATTTTATATCTCGCTATGTTAAATTGAGGGGGATGGTTTTCCCCGACCATCTTTCCTATGGTTTACCCTCCCTTTCGGGGGAGGGGTTTTTTATCACGATTTTATAAGTTTCCCAATGCTTCTCCAATCTACCGCTTGCATTGAAAATCCTGTAATAAGGTTTAAATATCTGACCGCATCATCTTGACTGCTGAAAGTCTTCAGCCCTATATTATTGTTCATATTTGGTTTAGCCTTAAACATGGTTTTCTCCTTAGAATGGTATATCGTCCTCAAGTTCTGCAATAGTCATAGTAGACTGCCCTTTAACAGGTTTTGGAGTCGCAGTAGGGCTACCGCCTTGCCTGTAGAACACCTTAGTATTACCCAGTATAGGTAGGTCAACCCCTGCCTCTCTTTCTTCCTTAGAAGTGCTCTGCTTGACGAGTCCGTGATTGCCGTATTCGTCCTCTTTATCTGGGTCAATCCAAGCAGTCAGGTCAAGATAAGTCCCTTTTTTGCCTTTAAAGTACCGCCCCTCGTCTAGCTTCGTTACATCTACGCTTATGGTTACGCCTATTCTCATATCAATTTCTCCAACTCGGTTTGTATTTCAGTAACGGCAGATATAACTTCACCTGCCAACATTTCAATGTATGCCTCATCTCGCTCAACTCGAACAAGTAGATGCGGCATATCTGGATGGTAAGAAAAGAAATCCCACCAACTTCTGCCAGTTACCCATAGACAGCCTTGCACTTGTTGCCGATACTTACTAGGCATTCGCTCTGGCTTTCTTAGGTAACTCACATGGGTATGAGGCGCAGGGCATTTAATTTCCAACCCTCCGTCCTCGCCTATCAGCCCGTCAGGACTACACCCATATTCCTCTGTATCGCCTAGAATAAAGCCCACCTCGTCAACAGTGTTGCCAGTGATGAACTCGTAAGTCTCTCTCGCTTCAGGCTCTAACGCAGTGCCTCTAGCCATGTGCTCATTCTGAAAAGTCTCTTGAGGCGCACCCATTATCCTCTCCGATATTAGCTGACTTATATACCCCTGCGCTGATGCGCTAGGCTTGCCAGTTGAGGTAATCAGCTTTGAGAATCCACTCGCAGAGGGTTTACCGAGGCGCGCTAAATGCCACGCCTCCGTGCCTTGCTCATGGTCTAGGATAATCATGCCGCTGTTGCCTTATTGTTTTCGATCTTGGTAGTCAGCATTGTAACCGCCCTGCTGAATCGACTAGCGGGTAGGTCGCTTCTATTCTTGATCTTGAAAGCCTTGCAGAACTTCGCCTCGTCAGCACCTGCTTCGCCTATGAGATCGGCAAGAGATTCGCACTGCTCCGCACTGATCACCTTTTCGGGTTCAGTCCTAAGCATTGCAGACTCTGCATCATCGTCTGCCGTAGGAATCCCCGCGATAGACTGCAAAGCGTACCGTCTTGCGTACGTTATTGCAGACCCTGCCGCCTGTGGATCGCGCTTCACTATCGGTAGAACGCATTCCTCCTCTAGCCACTGCCCTGATATGTGCATAAGCCTAGTGACTACACCCACACCCTGCTCGTTACTGATCGGGAACTGCGTGTACGTTAGACCGTTATCAGAGAATGGCACTTTGATAGCCTTAATGACGGATGTCAGATCGGCATAGCTTGATTTAAAGAACGGGTTGGACGAGTCCTTAACCGCTCCCCCCATTTGAGATTGCGCTTTGCATAGTGCGCCTGATAGCTCATTGATTGCTTCACTTGATTTCATAATCACTTACCCCGTTGTATTGATTTAACTTGCCTTGAATTGACTGGGAACTTTCTCACAGCACTGTCGGTTATCATATAAATGTACTGCCACTTTGTCCCCACCTTGACGCGCCACCCTGAGTACCATCCTCCTCTCCATACGGTGACGGGTTCGTAGCCCCTGTTGCGCACCTTGCGCAAGGTTGGGTTCTTTATAGCGTACTCGCTCATAACTCAGCCCTCAGTTGTTCGATCTCATAACGCGCGCCGTACCCTCTGTCGTAATCTGAGCCTTGCGGCTTATGCGTTACGCCTTGCAAGCAATCGTACTCTCCTCGCAAGAACTCTGCGGGGTCTTGAATAAACCCGCCCCCTATATCACCGTCAAACACCTTTTTAAAGTCTGATAAAACGTCCATTTGATTCCCCTTTAGTTGCCCCCTTTCGGGGGCGGTTAGATTAGCTAAATGGATGAGCGTTTATCGCCTCAAACATCGCGTCACTGCCAAACTTATCGCTGATGGCTTGATGAAAAAACGGCACAGCTTTTACGCATTCCGCATAGCTGATGCGATCTGGTGTCCAACCTCTGCGGTAACTTGACTTAATTCTGGCAGTTAATTCGTTAGCGTATTTAACAAATGACCCGTAGCTTTCAACTGCCTTTTTAGCGGTGTCGTCTATTTCACGGATTCTGTTTAACTGAGTAAATTTTGACATTTGATTCCCCTTTGATTAATTAATTTGATGTGAACATTATGGGGGCTATCTTAACCAAAGTAAAGCGTTTCATTAACTTTAGTAAAAAAAGACCAAAAAAAAGCCCCAACTAAGGGGCTGTATGCTGTGATGTGTAGCTAGTACGACCAGATCGCAGGGGGGAAACCGTCCTCCTCACTGCAACCATCAATATGGATAAATCTTGTGCCGCGCTTTTGCGATACGCCTATTCTAGTAAGCCCGTTAGCTAGAGCCACAGAAACGACTTCTAAGGCGTTTTCTCCCGAACATAGTATATCCACAGCCTTTCCTGTCGTATGCGATCCTAGTCGATCCTTACGCGCTTCTACGGGGTGTTTGGGACACCTATATGCGCTACTCAACGGAAAGCTAAAGCCGCACTCCTTTCTGATCTTAATTAGCGTTTTCAGAAAGTCAGGGTCAAACTCATTCGCTCCACAGCCACATTTACAAGCTAGCTCTTTAGCCTTGAAATAAACCTTTGTCTTTTTTGGCTTTTTTGCTTCTATAATTTCTGTCATTTTCTTAGACTCATTAGTTTGCTTGCCCCTTTGATGCCGAAACTACTCGATATACAAATGAAAAGTAAGTATTGATAGTATTCGGGCAGGTCGTTCAACGCACCAAAGCCGTATTTTACTCGATCAATAATAGCGGGATCGTCAATTACTATTGAATATCCTACCATAAAAATTGGGATGGCTAAAACGATTGTCCAAAATTCATCTTTGAGACTGTTAGTCGAGGCATCAACCATCTTAGCCTCCCAGTCTGCATCGGTCTGGATAACCTTCATCTTGGCTTCATGTTTGGCTTGCTTTTCTTGCACCTTATTAGACAGGTATCCTTTGGCTAAATCGGTGATGGGACTTATTAGTGCTGAGAATATGCTCATTTCTATTCCTCCGCGTCAAGTACGCGATCAACAGCAACCCTAATATGGCGTATGTTTTCATCTATTCTGGCGAGCGATATTGCCTGACTCTGTACGCTTGTCTCTAGCGAGAGAAGCCTATCGTTATGCTGAGATATATCTTTTGCGTTCGTATGAACGCCGTTATCAAGGTCTGCCATGTATGTGACAAAGGTCATAAATTGCACTACTAGCGCAAGCACAATGGTTAATGATACGTTCCTTCCGATCTTCCAGTTTTCCATATTAAACTATTCCTATTCTGTATTCCGCGCCATAACGCATATACTGCTTACCCGCTATTACCCAAGTCCAAGTGCCTGTTGTTGCATCCCAAATTGCATCTTTGCGCCTAAATACATAGTCTCCATACTTTCGCCACGAGGCTTTGAAGGTGGGATTATATGACAAAAACAACGCTTCCCAACTGTTGTTCTCTACGCCCCCGTCTACCCTGAAAGTAAAGGTTGTTTCTCTTTTCGCTCTATTGTAGCTAAAAAATATGCCTTTAATTGTAGCATATAGGTTTATCGGAGAAAAATTAGTTTGATCTAGTTCGCCATATTGCCCGTCAGTTCTGATTCTTGTGCTAGGGTCAATAACAGAGCCGTCAAAATATCCAGATATATTGCTTAGGTAGGGGTCTGGTGTAACGCTACGGCTCATTGTTTTTAGGACTCTATCGAGCTTCCAGTTGCCGCCAATCAGAACGCTATGTAATGTCTGGTTGTAATAAGTTACATCTGTGCCGTAGTTGTGCGGCATAAAAGCAACCTTATTATTGCTGTCCATGAAGCCATTTTCATGCGCATCACCCGAACCCTCGTTAATAGACCCAGTATCAGCTTGCGCTAGCAACAATGACTTCGCGTCCTTAGTTGATAGGTTTGGCTTTATAGATAGGTAGCAAGCAAGTATCCCTGCAACCTGCGGACAAGCGCATGAAGTGCCTGAAAAAAAAGATATTTGGTGGGAGCTATAATCTGGATGGTCGTATCTGGTTCTTACCATTGAGCTATTGCCACCCGTTGCCGCCATACACTTATCTGCGGGAGCATACAAGTCAACACCCTGCCCTCTGTTGCTGTAGTATGCTATTACTTCTTTGCCGTCATCTTCAGGCTCGTTATCTAAAGCCCCTACACTCCAAACATCATCCCCAAAATAAGAGCCTCTATTGTAGTAAATGTTTACGAATCCCGCCGTATTTTGTGCGGGTTGAGTCCAGTAATTATCAAAATCTATATGGTCTTGCTTTACGATCCTATTTTTCCAATTACCTGCGGCAAATACAAGATGCACCCCCGCCTCTGTTAATTCATCTAGCAAGGCAGTCTGCCAACTTTGATGATATAGAATTTGACCGCCCTCAATTCCATACTCGCTTGTAAGCTGTTCGTGCGTTTCTTCTCCTCTCGTCCAATCTGCTCCTCGATACCTGCCGCCAGTGATATTTGCTGTAGCAAACGTGCCTGAGTGGACTACAGCCAAGCTGACGCTGATTACCGTAGGTCTGTTATTTCCTTTGTTTTTGTGCCAGTGCAACAGCCTCGCCCACCAATACCAGATTATCTCGCCGCCATTAGAGGGCTGACCCATTATCCCATGCGGGGTATTAACGGCGTATATGTGCGCCTTTTTTGCCCACCCGTACTCATTCCCTGCCGCTATGGATGCGCAGTCAGTGCCATGCTGAGTAACCGTTTCTTGGTAATAATTTTCTGGCTTGCGATATTCTTTGGTTGATGATGACCAATGGGTATCTTCCCACCCAGTTTCAGTCAGCGTATCTTCCCACTCAATCTGCTGTACTCTGCTAACCCCGTACTCGTCAAGGAAGTCAGGGTGATCTGCTTGAACGCTTCGGTCAATAATGACAACATCTACCCCATCCCCTGCCGAGTTGTATTTATACGCCTCGTCTGGGTGATCTATGTGCTCCCAACTGTCTCCCACCTTGTGATAATTTGAGTTACCTTTGGCAGTGCATCTCATTAAGCCCCAATTCTTTAAATTAGGTTCGCCATTTGTGCTCCAGTTGGTTCTTGTGAAGTCTCCCGCATCTCTGTCGCACTCTACAACCTCGTACTCATCTGGGCTAGGATGAGCCTCTACATCGTAAACTCTGGGGTCTGATTTTAGCGCAATAGCCTCATCTTCAGTAAGATAAAATTCAGTTACCCTGCCTGATGAAGCCACTTTATCAGCGATCTCAACCGCCCTATTTGGGACTGTATCAGAGCCATACAGCGACAGCAGATCATCATCAATGTCAGAGATATTAATTCCCTTAACTGACGTAACAAAATATCTGCCAATCATAGGTAGTCAAACACCTGAACGAACACATAGCCGCGCTTAACCCCATCTGGGTCACCGTCTTTATCGACCAACATAAGAGTAAAGCCCTTGCCTTCCTCCCTTACAATTACATTGGTAAGCAGTTCGCTTGTATCTACACTGGATGCTGAACCTAGCGGGGAAGTTGAAGTGAAATTAGCCATAACAAAAAATCGGCTTTCATCGTAGAACACTCCATTGCCGCCAGTAAATTCTACGGTGTACGACTTATCATCGTTCTTAGTGATATCCACATCGGCAAACAAGGGAAGGGTCGGAGTGTAGGTCTGCCCGTCATTAACATAAAAATAAAACTGATATGTCGGTAGCGGCATACCGTTTTGCGTAACGCCGTCTGGTGCTGTTATTTCGTAGCTTGCGTTGCTTACCACTTTAGGCTGTTCTGACCCAGTTAGCACTAACTTGCTTGCACTAAGGTCATCGTCAACAGTCAGCTTATCAGCTATTGTTACTGTATCTGTATCCGAGGAACTGATGTTTGATCCGCTAAAGGATATATTGCCTGTCTGCCCTGCTGTGTTTATTGTCTGCCAAGACGGATTGCCGCCAATGGTTACTAGATATTTATTGTCGTTATCCGTCTGATCTGGTAGCAGTGAGGGAGCAGTTGTCCAAGATGCGCTTGCGCCATCTGTGGTAAGGTACTTCCCCGCCAAACTTGTAGTCTGCAAGGGTAGTGCATCTACCTCGCTCCAAGTTACAGTTTCTATACCGTCTGTTTTTAGGAACTTTCCACCATTCCCTCCTTGAGGTGGGAAAGCGTCAACATCTTCCCAGTCCGCAGTAGTACCGTCTGTTTTTAGGAACTTTCCACCATTATCTTCTTGCACAGGTAAAACCACATCGCCTAACGCAATCCAGTCTGCATCTTGCCCATCGGTGGTTAAAACATATCCATCCAGGCTCGCATCTTGGTCTGGCAATCCGTCTGGATTCGCTGATATTGTTATTAGCCCTGCCGACACTGTACTGTCAAAGCTAACGGTTACACCCGTCCCCCCTTCGATTTTAACTCCTGCTTCAATATTGCTAGTTTCCCATTGATAGTTAAATAATTGAACCTGATTCGGATCAAGTCCTAGCACTGGGTTATCAGATGCCATTAATTGGGTGGGTCTATTTGTACGCCAATGGAGTCCTGCGGGGTCAGTGTAAGTCAGAACCCTGTCGTGATGAACCAACGGTGTTGGCTCTGGTACAACTGAAGACGATAAAGCCTCCAGTGCGGCATCAACAGTATTATGAACATAACTGGTATTAGCAATCCTGAGTTTATCGTTTTCTGTTTCGCCATCTCCTAATGAAACGCTTTCATCAGTTGGGGTTTCAATAAAACAGCTATCGTGGAGCTTTAAAGGTCTTGAGCCTTGCCATAGTGGGTCAGTGTAAGGAACTTCTTTTACAAATAAACTGTCACTAACCCTTAATTCGCTAGCCGAAAATGGGGCGGTAAAGGAAACGGATATATCTGTAAACGCGGCAATGTGGACTCTCTGTGCGTTTGGGTCTTCTGGGTCATCGTAGTACAGGTTTACACCATGAACGGGATTCTGATATGCGTCAGAATCAAACGACTCAAAAAATACCCCGCTATTGGTTTGGCTGTCTGGCAAGTTCAACTTGATTTTGTCGAACTGAATCGTACTGCTATTCCATGATATTACATCTGATTCATCAATGCCTATACCCGTTCCTGCGGTATAAGTTGTCCCGCCTGACGCAGTTGAACTAATCTCGCCAGAGGCACTTATCGAAATGTTGTCACCTTCCGAGTAGGTGGTATCAGTATAGTTTGCAGGGTTGATGTTTGTCTCGCCCTGATCGGTTGTCCAGTCTATAAATTCATTGGCAGAGTAATCGCTAAGGTCTGCCTTACCAAACGTAACAGCCCCTGTCTCATCGTTAATAGACAGAACGCCATTGGTATTAGTAGCCAACTCGGTAAAGTCTGCAATCGTACCTGCCGTGCCGCCGTTGTGGATATACGACTTATTTGAGTCGGTTCGGATTACAACATCGCCCTGCTGTGTAGTTAAGGCTAGGTGCTCCACCTCGCTTGCGGCTGTTTGAACGGTAGCAATAGCCATATCGCTTACCGATATAACGCCGTTTTCATCTATTGCTATCCCAGTACCCGCTGATATTGCGCCTAAAACGTCTGCCGATATCGCGCCATCGGTAATTGATATATTGCTACCTGCTGTATTGTTTGTAGCACTATCTGCGATATTGCCTAGCTTAGTGTTCAGCGCGGTAGTGAAGTTCTTGTTTGCCCCTATCTCAGCAAGTGCCGCCTGTAGATTGGTCGCTTCAATTTCGCCCGTAGGCGTGACTGATATGCCAGATGCAGAAGACGTTGAAATGGCTGTAGTAGCCACTCCGATCTGTGTAACTTGAGGGGATACCGTGACATTCGTGCTTGTGCCGCTAACCGATACCTTCGTAACATTCTCTGTAACTGAAATATCCAGTGCCATTATCTTGTGACCTCTCTATTAAGGGTCGCTTTGCCCTGCATGATTCTAGATACGCTTTCCTCATAGCCCTCAGAGCCAGTGTATATCTCAAGGTCGTAAACATAATCACCTGCTTTAAGGCTTTTTGAGGACGAGTGCGGCATATTCATTGCTATTTGACCTAGCAAAGGTGACGGAATAGAGCAAACAAAATCTGTTGACGCTTCTGCGTCCAAGTGCTTTCTCATAGAAGCCCTAGCACCGAAACCAACTAGGGTCTTCGGATTGCCGCCTTCGCTGACGGTGATAGTAACCGAAAAGTCTGAGCCTTGATCTATGCTTATATCGTATTTTGCCGCAGTCATATTTTACTCCAGTGTATGTGCTTCATTGTACCATTTGCGGTTTAGCAGGGCAGTAATCCATAACCGAGGTTATTTTGTAATCCGTAATAGCTTCGCCTGTTTTATG